CGCAAATGCGCTCCCAATGAGAAAGCCCCCATGTGGCTGTGTCAACATAGAACTGTTCCAAAACTTCATCTATTGTAGCACTCAATTGTTCAACTTCTTCGTTCTCTGTCCCTATTAAGTTTGGAAATTCTCGTATATCTTGATAGTAATTAGGGAGATATTGAAATAGATTAGACACTTATTGATACCCCCCCACGAACAGGAACCTCCTCATCTTGCAACGCGACATTAGCCGTGCCCCCATTCACAGTCAGTCCATTGTAATCAATGACACCGGGCGTGTTCAGTAAGAGTGTTCCGATTTTTGCGTAGCTGACATATGTCATTGAAAAAGCAATCTCTTTGAAATATTCATCCAACGACGCTGGGAAAGCATCTTGAACATTTTGCAACGTATATCCCGATGCAAGGACTACGTTCGCCGAAACATTGATCGGTTTGCCTGTCGCTGAAGCTACTGTGACAGACGCTCCGATTGGTCGCATTTGTTCGATATATTCTTGTACTTGTGTAACTAAATTATTTGTAGCTGGCTGCATATCCGTATTGACAATGGTGACTTTGACCGTGCCTGAACCATTCCAAAGAGGCGTCACTTTTGCCGCACCTACGCCTGCAACCTCGGTTGCCCATTGTTTATAGTCCGCCGCATTTCCGCTCGTTCCTGGCTCCCGTACCTTTTGCAAAAATCGTTTCCGCAGTGACTCGTCGCTCTCCTCGTCTTCGCCAGGAAACAACACATCTGCCAACGTTGCTGTCCCTAGTCCCTCGATCGGTTCAATCGGCAATAAATTCCCGAATTCCTGATTTCCCGCACTTCCTGGTGTTTCAGCCTGCATGCGAAATTGGCCGTCCGTGATTTTTTCGATCGCTACATAGACCATATCGTTTAGTCTAAATCGGCTTCCGATTGGAATATTAAACGGTACATCGTTTCCATCCGTAAATATTCCTTTTCGCACAGCAGGTGTTGCTTGCTTTCTGTATACACCAAAGTCCGCGGCACGCTTATCTAAATATTCGCCCGTTGATGTTTCTCCGAACGCAAGGCGCAAAACGATATCTAACTCGTCGTACATTTTTGCCAATTCGATTGCAGCTGGCGCTAAAGCATCATAAATAATCGACCCTTCTCGTTTGTCTATATCATCCGATATACGATCCAGCATACGTTGTAAAATCGTCTCGAACGTCTGATTTTCAAACAACACCGTTCACCTCTTTCGGCAGTTCTATTTTTCCATAAACGGTGTAGCACACGATTTTCGCAACGGCTGAATCCCCAGAAAATTGCACCGTCACGTCTACATCTGTTACTCGCTCATCCTGCAATACAGCTTCCTTAATTCGTCGCGGCAATTCTGCTTGAACGAATAGTCTTTCTTTTCCAATCAAGTTTTCAAAGCCGTAATTATCGCTATAAATCAAATATTTAAAACGATCGGTGCTCAGCACTTTAAAAATGGATTGCTTAATCGCTTCTACTCCATCAACCATTCCACTGCATTGGCCATTTTCAAAATCAAGGCGATACGTTTTTGACGGAATCGCCGATGGTTCCACCACTTCTGCTTCTTCAATTGTGATGTTTTCAGAAGGAAGTACCATCATTTCACCACCTTGTCTAAAACAACAAATTGTTGTCCGCCTTGGACGCGGAGCAAAATGACTTTATCTGCGCGTTTCAAATTAGCTTGGGTTACACGCTCTGTAATAACCAAAAACTCTTCGGTCAGCTTCAACTTCTGATGTATTTGAACCTCAAGGGGGCTTTCAGATACGACCGTGCCAAACGACACATGAACGGGATTCGTCGCTTCTACAGCCTTTACGGCAACCGTTTTAATTAAATCTATTAAACTCATATCAAATCACCTTCAAATCAAGCTGCATCGTATGCACGCCACCTTCCCAGTTATGCGTGCATTCATCGACAAGGAAATATTGTTTAATGCCGATTTTTTCAATGTACACAAACACAAAGCATCCGGCACGCACTTTCCAATGACCAAGGCAATTAAGTTTCAATGATTTCGTTTCCCGATTTCGTAACTTAATCAGCTTGTCCAACAAATCTTTAATTTGCGCTGCCGTCATCTTTTCATCGACTTTGCGAAACTCTTGCAACCGTCCCCATTTAGCAATGTTCGCGCTGTCTTGGGCGATATAGACCTCGCGTTTGCCGGTTTTTTTATTGTCTTGCACAATCTTGACGCGATTATACGTTTCTTCGTCGATTGATTTTTTGTACTCAAAATCAAAAAGCAGACTCTCTTCCCCAATGTAGAAGTCGTCTGCTGAAATAGCCATGTTATTGATATTTCGCAATTCTAATTTTCCGAAATTATCGAACAGCACATAGTTTCTGTTCGTCGCAATTAGCGTTGAATCTAAAAACTTCGCTACCACATCGAGCGCTTTTTTGTTGTCCTCGACCATCGCTGGCACTTTGTATCCTGTATCTTCAAATGTTCCGATTTTTAATCCTGCATCGGCAGCAATTTTCTTTATGCCAGCTGTCGCTGTTGTCGAAGAAAATACAAATGTGTCGTTATACATAAGATATCGCAATTGGTCATATGCTTTTACACCGAATTCACTACTTGTGTTAAAACCTGTTTCAAACACATATCCGTAAAAAATTTTGTACGATCCGTCTGTTACGCGGATAATCGCTCCACTATTAACAGGAAACTTTGTTGGTTGTTCAATCACTAACTTCGCATCTAACGTCCCGGCCTTTCCGATGCGGCTAGTCTTCCATTGCGCGCTCGAAACAGGCATATCCCACACCGTTCCATCCCGATTATCAATCAATACTTCCATCATTTCACCCAATCTGTAGGAATTTTTAATACCAAACCGATTGGTAGTTTCCGCAACTGACTATCCTTAATCCCGTTCAGCTTTTGTAACTCTGGATATCGGTTGCCATTGCCTGTATAAAGCTTGGCTACTTTCCAAAGATTGTCGCCTGCTTTTAGCGTGTATGTCGTCGGTTTTGGCTTCGTATTTGGTCGAGCAGGCGCATTTTTCTTTACAACTTGAACAGCTGATAACGTTTGTTTTTTAACCACTTGCATTTTCTTTGGAGCGAATGGCATGTATGTTTTTAATTCCAGTGAAAAATTGACGTCTTCACTACCAAACGATTCGTCGTATTCAAATCGCTCAATCGTGACTAATTCATTGATTGTAAAAGAGCCGTTGACATAGATATATCGAATCGGTTGTTTATTTCGCATCCATTTTTCTAACAAGTCAATGTAGTATTTCGGTTCTTTAAACACCGTTCCTGAATAATGAGTAGGTTGCGCAGGAAAAAAGGATTCGAGAGAGAAGCCCGACAACTTTTTATCTTTCGGCACGTTTACACGCCCAAGCTTTGCAATTGTAAACTCCTCTCCGTCTCCTTCTGTTTTTACGTTCACCTTTTCAGGATTCACAGGAAGCCGAAACATTTCTTGGTCATTTGCGTGAAAATAAATGGCTCGTTCCATCACGCATACGCTCCTTCCGCCGAACGGGCGATTTCGTTTACCATACTTTCTTCAAAACGACGAACGAGTTGATCCACATCGACGTTATTTCGAATGTCCCCCGTCTTTACTTGTACAGTCGGCGTTAACGTGACGAAGTTTTGAATAGACTTAATCGTTGCTAACTCTTTGAAAACTTGCAAATCTTCCTCCGCGATGTTAATTTCGTCGTCAATTTTCCCGATTTTATCGAGCTTACCGCCTGTCGGGTTCTTATCCTCTTTTCCACTCGCTAGAGGGTTTTTCATGCCTGGGCTATTTGCAATTTGGTTGCCTAATGATTGTTTAAACGGGTTTTCCATTTTCGTATTAGGCGCTAAACTTTTTGCTTTTTCCAATATCCCAGAAAGCTTTTCAGACATGTTTTTAGTAAATTTCATTCCTGCCGCATTTCCTGCCGCGAACGCTTGTGGGACATTCAACATTTTCATCCTCGGAATATTGACCATAAATTCGCTGCTTGTTGGCGGTTTTAGATTCGCCGCAAAGTTTTTAAGCCCGTTGGATATACTACCTACCGAACCAGCACTTAACTTGCCAATCGTGCTAATGTTTACCCCCGGTATCATGTTTAAAGCTTTGATTAAACCATTAACAGCGCCAATGGCGATATTTGCTCCTTTCACAAAAACACGCGCAAGAAAACTCGCAGCCGTGTCAAATGAACCAGTAAGCGCAGTCATATTGTCTACGACCATTTTTACCATATCGTAAAATAGCTTTTTCACCGCATATACAGGGTCAAAAAAGACGTTCATAATAAATTCAGCAACCATCGCAAACGCATTCCAAATATTCGCGACGATATTCCAAATGAACGCTCCTAAACTTGCGAATAAACCTGTTATAAACCCGACTACCGTAGCTGTTTGGTCTGCCCAATTTACTGTCGCATAAATTACTAGAGCAAGTAACGCAATAATTCCTAGTAACACCCATGTAGCTGGTGAACTAAGCATAGCCGTGTCGTAAACCCATTGAGCCGCCGCGGCAAGCATTGTGGCTGTTTTCACAATCAGCCATTTCGCTGCAACACCAAGCAAAATCGCGCCAATCCCAGCTAAAACAGAGCCAATTACCGTCAAAATCGGTGCAATCCATGACCAATTTTCTTCAAAAAAGCGTCCCACAGCGCCGACCATTCGATAAAAGAACTCCAGCGCATCAAAAGCAAGGTCCATTCCCTTAATAAACACGTTAACAAAAAACATTGCGTGTTCTGCCATTGTCGCAAACGCATCAGAGTTCACGAACTGGTTAAAACGAATTAACAACGGTTCGAATGCACGGAGCGACCAGTTTTTAAACATGGTCATCGCATCCGCAAACGTCAATGGCATGTTTTTGAATTTCTTTTCAATGTCATCGGCGGCTTTGAATAAGGCATTTTTAATAATGTCAGCTGTAATTGTACCTTTTGCTGACATATCTTTTAATTCTCCTTTTGTTTTGCCTGTAAAATCGGCAATCGCTTGAGCAAGCAACGGTGCATTTTCCATGATGGAACGGAACTCGTCGCCTTGTAGTTTGCCTGCCGCCATCGCTTGGGTGAGCTGATACATACCAGCTTGGCGTTCAAAAGTCGATGCTCCAGACGCGGTAAATGCTTTTCCCATTAATTCAGAGAAACGAATCATCTCGTCGTTGTTTTTGAATGCGTCATCCGCCAATAAACCGAGTTTTGCAACCGAATTAGCCATATCCATATACCCACTTCGGCTACGTTGCGCGGCTTGATATATTTTCTCTTGCAATTGCGCTTGTGTTTGTAAGCCGTCATTGATATTCGCTAGGCGTGCCGATGTAGAAACATAAGCGTCTGAGGCTTGAACAAATGACTGAATTCCGTTTTGAATTCCTTGTAGTGCAGCAAAAGCTGCTGTTGATAATAAAAATGCGCCAAAAAACTCTTTCACAGCACCTGTCGCCCGACCAACAGGAGGAGGCAAGTTGGCGAATTTGGAGCCTAATGGCGCTAAAGAGCTATCCGCCTGTTTGGAAGCCACTATTAATCGCTCTAAATCAGCCGATTGCGTTCGTAATCGCTTTACGTGCTTTCGCTAATCCTTTTGTATCTAATTGCGTTGCGCTCGCATCCATCTTTTCCATGACGCGAATGGTTGCATCCATCGCACGAATCATTTTCATGAGTGGTCCTGTCAATTTGTCGTTTAACGCCAACGTCGTTTGAACTCCAGCCATTCGCTCACCCCCTCATTTTGCTTTTATGCGGTCATGCTCTTCTTTCTCTTTCTTTAGTTCAATCTGAATACTGGCTATGACAAAGGCCTTCTCTCTTCGGTCCATTTCTAAAACTACACGAGGTCGCCAATGAAAACGGTGGAGAGCAACGTGCGCATAAACG